TTCATTTGTTGCAATCTTAAATAGTTTACCAGTTCCGTGAAACCCAGCAAGCATGTTGCGTCCGTCGACTAGATATGTTCGTGCCATTGCTTCTGCAAGTTCATACGCTGCCTGTCCTGCTTCGCTTTCAACACACCTAATCAAACTAGCATGTTCGTCAGCATTCAACGAATCGGTAAAAATTACCAACGCATTGAATGGATCATTTGGCAAAGTTCTATAAGCAACTATTGCTCTTCTTTTGCTCTTTTTTAAACGTCCTACGTGTTTAAGCGCCGGCATCTGTAGTTTCTCCTTTGCTAGGAGTTTCTTTTGCAGCAGCAGCTTGTGCTTGTGCAATTTTTTGCTGTTCTTCTACTGTTTTTAGAAAAAGATCAAGTTTGCTGTACACAGTACCTACTACAGCCATTTCGGCTGGCTTAAAAGCATTACGTTCACTTGCAAGATCAATAATTGCTTTCATTGCAGCCAAATCTTGAATGTTTAGATCCTGTGAATTTGTTGCAGTTTTTTCTTCGGCCATAATTTATTCTCCTTTGTATATTATATATGTTGAAGTGATTATTTGTATTTTAAAAGTGGACAAGCCAACATAAAATAGCTCATGTCTCCGGGATTTTCAAATCCTACTTTTATTTTGTTTTTAAATTGCGAATCGTCGTCAACCAGTTCTACAGTTTGCCCAATGTAGTATCTACCCGATATGTTGTCGTATATCCAATCGTTGAGGGCTTTGAGCAAGTTGTAAGAAAACGTAACAGATATTGTTTCGAAATACGGAGGGCAAAATTCTGCCCTCCGTATATCCAGTACATTTAAAGGATTTATTTTACCTTTACGTATCACGCAGTTTTCTCGTAGTGTGCTGTTATGCCAAACGGGCCTTCGAGACTCTTATCGTGATTTTGGTGAATAATGAAGATTGTATCACAATACTCCGGATCACCCCAACTGTTCCATGCATACCCGTCTGTGAACATAATAAACTTCTTTGGCTGAATGCTGTGACTCTTCATGTATGTCCAGTTACACATGAAATCAGTACCGCCACCGCCCTTGAGTTTGTACTCAGTTAGATCTTCACCACAGTCGGCACTGAAATCTTGTTCATTATAGACTTTAGTATCAAAGCACCACAATTTAATTTGGTAATCTTTGTATTCGTCCATAATGCCTTTGATCTCACCAAGGAAGTCAGAAGCCTGATCGTTGCCAATAGATCCGCTCATATCCAGTGCAATACAGATGTCAATGGTTTCGGCAAAGTTCATGCCGGGCAATACAACACCAGTATGCCACCCTTTGCGGTTAGGACGACTAAACGTGTAATCGCTACGGATAGTGCTTTGGATCTGTTGACGCAGCAATTGACGCCAATCCATTTTAGGCTCGGTGATTTCTTTAATCATGCGAGCAATTTCACCAGGCAAGTTGCCTGCACCAGCAGCACTGGCCGCTTGCAGCATAGCTTCTTTGATCTCGTCTTTGATTTGATCAAGTTCTGCTTTGCTGTAACGCGGACGACCGTTTCCTTCGCCGTCTTCGGTGCCATCACCTTCTAGATCAAGATGCTCGTCTAGCATTTCACCGAGTTGTTTTACAAACTCTTCGCCGTTTTTCTTTGCCTGCTTAAATAGTTCGTCGTAAACTTCTTCCGAAGTCCACTTATCATATTTGAAGTCTTGGTAACAATCTACTACCTTGGGCTTAGTACCAATACGATCACGAACAAGAAGGTTGTTTACAATATAGTCGGCTGCAATGTTATACAGCATAGGATCGCGATCATCTCGACGACCTAGGTGATCGTACACCATGTGCAGAATCTCGTGTGCAATAACAAACTCAACTTCTTTGTTATTCATTGCATTGAAAAATTGCGTGTTAAAAAACAAGTTTCTACCGTCTACGGCAGCAGTCATCAGCCATTCATCGGCTGCTTGAATACGCAAACGAGTAGCCATGTTACCAAAGAACGGATGACGCAGCAACAGACCGATACGAGCAACAACGATACGATCGTAAACTTCTTTACGCATATTTTCCAGTTGCTCGGGCGTGATGTTAGGATCAGGCTGCCAGTTTTTTAGTTTGCTTTGAGTTTTTTTAGTAGACATAGTTTACCTCATTGTTCCGTTTATGATGTAATATAACATTATTTACATTACAAGTCAACCGCTTGAATAAAAAATGGGCAAATTTTTCAATTTGCCCATCTTCTACCATATTACGCCGCTTGTGCAGCCTTAATATACTTACCGTAACGTTCGTGGAATTCATCAAAACATTCAGTTGCATCCGGATCAATCGGAAGCGAATATTGAGTCAATGCAAGTTTGATACCCATAACAACAAGTTCAGTATCAAAGTTATCCATTGCAAAACGCAAGAAGTAGTTGACTTTCTCATCAAACTTCTTATCGTTTTTATCCGCAGCTTCTTTCAGCTCGTAGCAAAGAGAAACAGTCAAGGAATACATGGCACTGATTTCTTTAGTTTTCATCTCTTTGACTTTGCCGGCAAGAATTTCAACCGGGTCGGGCATACTAGAAGCAACCTTACGGTGAGCCATAAACTTGACAGCAAGTCCTTCGCCAACTGCACCTGCTACCAGGTCAGTGGTTGTGCTTTCGTCAAGATCATCTTCAAGCAGTTCACTTACGAACGACCACGAACGCGGTGTTGCAAACGAACGGCTAGGAGATTTAGGATCAAAGTCGTACAGGTCTCTTTTAGCAAAGTTAAGAAAACCCACAACGTCTTTGTGAACTCGGTTAGTAACTGCCCACTCAAACCAGTCATCAAAAGAAACAGCAAGTTCCAAGTGAATGAAACGGTTTGCCAACGGAGCAGGCATACGATACGTAACACCTTTATCTGCTTCGCGGTTACCAGCAGCAACAATCATAACATTGTCGGGCAAACGATATTGACCAACACGACGGTTAAGAATCAGCTGATACGCAGCGGCTTGCACAGCAGGTGCAGCACTGTTCATTTCGTCAAGGAAAAGAACAATGTTATCATACTTAGCAGCCAGTTCGTCGTCGGGCAGTTCGGCAGGAGCACCCCACACCATTTTGCCGCTGTTGGTGTCAAAATACGGAATACCTTTGATATCGGTAGGTTCCCACAACGACAAACGAACGTCGATCAGCAAGCTATTCTTAAACGAGTTAGTAATCTGAGCAACAATGTCAGACTTACCAATACCAGGAGGGCCCCACATAAAAACAGGGCGTTTCTTGCGCATTGCATGACGCAAGCTATTCTTTGCTTTGTTCGGAGTAACAGTACGTGCTTCAGACATTGTATATTCCTTTCTGTGATTTCAGTGCCTATGCTTTACATTAGCAGTAGATCACAGTGTTGTCAAGAATAAATTTGCAGTCGATGAATATTTTATTTACGTCGACGATGTTTTCTGTGTTGGTAACACTAGACTGAGATCTAGCTCGTTCATCCACAAGTAATCTTTTTCATACAGATCGCATACTGTGTTCATAATATATTGTTGTACGTTAGACTCTAAATTGTAAAAAACTTCTTTAAATTCTGGTTGGTGTTGTTTTCGACTAATTTGTAGATATATGTCAATGTTTTCCATTAACACAAAGTGATTGTTATGGTTGAGATTTTCATACTCAAAATACCCTATATGTTGGGGTATAGTATGTCCATCTTCGTACATGATTTTTTCAAATTCTGTAAAAAATAGTCTTGCATCTCCTACTTCCCAATTTTTAACATCTATATTAGAATAATAGTCGTGCAAAGGGTTTGCAGAACCGTCTTCGTTTCCTTGTATAATAAATGAAGTAAACCAACTAAGCCATCGTTGCAATGGATCTCTAACTATTCTAGTAACTTTCATACTAGCTAGTTTATCAGCATTTTTGTAACCAAACAACAATCTCCAGTCGGATATTCCAGATGCTGCAATTGCTCTTAGATGATTGGTGCCGCAACGTTGCAGAGCCCAAATTACTTCGTTTCTTTGTTGACTTACTATTAGATCCATGATATGTGTTTACTCTTGATTGCTTCGGTTTAATGCTTTTGCAATTCCATATTTTCTAACATCGCCTGAAAACAGCGTTAGCTCAACTGCTTTGCGTTCATTGGTGACAACTATACCTTTTTTTGTTAAGTAATAAGGACAATCGATAAATTTGTCTAAGAAAAGAATGACTTGGGTGGTTAGTGTCATGTCTAGCGGAAACGGAATATCATATGTTGCCAACCCAATTTCACAAATAGTTTCATAACCTTTATCTGTTAATCGTAATCCGGTATGACTATTTGACCGTGTGTTCTGCCACCATAGTGGCATGTATTCCGAGACTGTTTGGTCGTTTATTGTTTTGCCCAATTCTTTTAAAAAAAGTTTTGTATATGTTTCTTTCAAATTGGCTCACCTGAGGTTAGCTTATACACTTCGAACTCTTTACATTTAAAAGTAGTATTAAGTTTTTTTGCTAAGTTGTGTGCGTGTCCGGGGTTAGAAAAACTTGTTTTTTTATATTTAGGTCCTGGATAGTTTGTTAACGAATTTGAACTCTTTAAATTAAAAGGTTTTCCTTTATAAAATACTGCCCAAATTGCTTCAGACGATAATACTTGTTCTGTTTTGTATGTTCTAGGATTTGTATAATCTAACAGTATTGTTGGTTTAGGTCGACTCATATTACGCTCCATTAAATGCGTATATATTTATCATCGTAAACCCGGTTACTACCAGCGAGATCCTGCATCCATGTTGATATTTATAACTTCGTTTTCAGATGATAACGCTTCTTTTACGTATTTTTCCAAGTCTCCTTCGAGACGAGACATTACCATTCCTAACGTATATGCTAGTGTTTTTGCACGATCTATAGGAATACGTATCTCTGGAGAGTTACTTGCATCTGCTTGTTTAACTTGTTGTAAATATTGTATGATTGATAATGTGTTAAGTGGTTCGATTGACATTGTGCAATGCAGCTTTCATTTCTAATTCTGTCTTAAAAGGCCCAACGTATTCATTACGTTCAATTGTAATAAGTTTTGGACAAAAACTTTTAAGCCAGTTAACATTAAATTTAACTAGATAGTATCCTGCACAATATACGCTTTTTGACTTTTCGCTTTTTGTAAACAAAGGAAGTTTTCGGCTAATATCATACATGCTGTTGAACGGCTCGGACCTAGTCGGATAGTCGTGTACATTAAATTCTTTATCTTTATTCACTGGAGTTGTAATTTTAGCAGTTAAAAAGTTCTTTCCAAACTTTTTTAGCAACTCTGACTTGTCAGTGTAAAAACTAATTTCACCTTTACCTGAAAATATATAGTTGTCATTGTCTTTGGCTAAGGTACCAATCTTGGTATCGCCTTCGTTGATTATCCAAAACTTATCTTTTAAAACAGGGGTTGCAACAAAACTCTTTTGTATCATAGCTTATCCTACATACTTAGCAGACAGTGGTTCTGCAAACGATTGTGCTTGATCGGCAACTCGTTGCAAATCCCATTTGGAACAAAACTTAATCAATCTCATGCCATTGTGATCAGTCCAGCGTTGCAACATAAGGTTATTCCAAGCAAATCCTTTGGATTGTTTGTCAGCAAATGCTTCAGTCAATCCAACCTTATTCTTTGTGCCTTTTACTCTAACACCGGGATATGCAGAAAAAATGTTGTCGCTTGTGTCGCCACGCATACATTTTTCAAACAACAGCCATTGCGGATCAGGCGCAGGCTTAGGCTGCTTAGTTTTTTTGTCGATAACTGTCTTACCCTTGTCGTCGAAATAGCCTTCGTAAGTAATTGTAGTGTTACTTACACCGTTGTATTGTTTAACATTGGGAGCAATTAGCTGTGCAAAGTCGCCATCTGTGCTAATAATAACATGATTGTCGTTAGGATGATTTTGTACCCACCCTGCAATCAAATCGTCAGCTTCTAAGTTAGGATGACGAATTGAAGTGCAATTAGTTTTATCTGCAATAAATTCTTTAAATTCGTCGTAAATTTCCCAAAACAAACGATCTTCTTCTACTTCACGAGGATTCATTGCATCGCGAGATTCTTGTCTATTACGTTTGTAAGGCTCGTAGTAGTCCTTACGCCAACTACGACCTTCTAAACAAAACACTACATGAGTGCCGTTAAAGTCTTGCCATGCTTTTTTAATGCTGTTAAGTGTAATATGTAGTGCCATGCCTACTTTTGTATCAATGTCGCCACGTACAACGTGACGAGCTCTAAAAAAAGTATTAGCAGTATCTACAAGGATGTATGTATTCATGATACTTCGGATTTGCCTCTTGCAATTGGTACAACATTAATATACCCTGAATTTCTTGATGTGTCAAGTCCTTCTTCATTTAACATGTTGAATACGATGTCGCGAAACCAACGGTCGACTACTTCTTCTTCAGGATCAGCTATTTCACCGTAACCTGCTGCAATCAACTGTTCTATAAAGAAGCTATTCCAGTCTAGCTCAAAAAATCCGTTTCGAACATTGCTTTCATTTACTTTTACATCAATTACATTAACCCAAGGTTCACCACGTTTAGTGGCATATGCCTTGGGATCACGTTTTTTAAGCATTTCTAGATCAGCCTCTTCAAGACGTTTTCGCTCAGCTTCTAGTGCTTGTTCTTCTGCTGCTATTCCGGTAATTTGTTTAAGCCAGTTCTTTATTACCATCCAATTTTCTCCCAAGGTACATCTTTGTCTCCAAAGTGTCCGTATACACAATTTTCACTATACTTATGAAAGTTAAACAAATCAAATCTATCAATAATGCCTTTTGGACTTAGATCTATTTCTTTGCGAATAAACTTTTCAATACTACGATTGTGACCATTACTGTCAACAAGAATACTAGTTGGCTGTTTAACACCGATAGCGTATGACAATTGAATGTTGCACCAATCTGCCATTTCATCTGCTACTACGTTTTTAGCCAACCAACGAGCCATATATGCAGCACTGCGGTCTACTTTGGTCGGATCTTTGCCACTAAACGCACCGCCGCCGTGAGGAGCAAATCCGCCGTAAGTATCAACAATAATCTTACGTCCAGTTACACCTGCATCACCGTCTGGTCCACCGATAACAAAATTTCCAGTAGGATTGATGTGCCAAACAGTGCGTTCATCGATTAAATCTCCCAATACCTGTTTTACTGCATCACGAATTGGTGCCTTAACACTGTGATTAAACCCATCACGGTGCTGTTGACTAACAACAATTTGATCGATGCGTTTAATAATGCCTTCGCGTCTAGCACCATTATACTCAACACTTACTTGTGATTTAGCATCAGGCAATAAGAAATTATAGCCATCTAGTCGCATGGCTTTTAGTTTTTTCAAAATTTCATGACTGTAATGAATAGGTGCAGGCATCATACTAGCTGTATGATTACATGCATAACCAAACATAATGCCCTGATCACCAGCACCAAAGTCGTCTGTGCCTAGTGCAATATCAGCACTTTGACTATGGATTTCATTGTAGATTTTTAGTCGATTCCAATGAAATCCATCCTGTTCATAGCCAATCTCTCGAACCTTATTGCGTACAATTTCATTAACTTCGTCTTTGCTTACATTAAAGTTCTTTACTTCGCCCGCCAACGTAACATGGTTGGTAGTTACAAGTGTTTCGACTGCAACACGAGTAGTAGTGTCACCTGCCTTTAACCCAGCATCAACGAGTGCGTCCGAGATTTGGTCTGCAACCTTATCCGGGTGTCCGTCGCTAACACTTTCGCTAGTAAAAATATAGTTCATAAATCTTTCCTTAAATTATTAAATTGTTCTTCTGTGTGTATGCCTCTTGTGTAAGGCATAACTTTATCAAGTTCCCCAGGCATTTCCGAATAGGCTAATGTGGAGTCTTGGAGTGAATCGCCACCCTTTCGCCATTGCCAGCTTTGCAACTTCTTGAACAGTGAGATTGTAGCCTTCTGTACGTCCGCCCATTGGCATGAGGTATACAGGGCATTCCACCCCCTCAGCACGATATGCTTCGACAGCTCTGCCAACTTCTTCAACATCCACATCATCAGCCACAACAAACTTGAGATATAGGCTAGTACCAGGCACATCATAGTATTGACGAGCAACGCCAGGCTTAATAGCATCGTTCCAAGACTCCCCACTAACGGAGAGTTTTGGGCTACAGCTGAACGTTGTTTTAAATCTTGCACGAGTTCCAAGGTACTCTCTAAACTCATCATGTAGCCATTGTGTAGTATTTGTTTCAAACGTAACATTTTTAAGATCCTTCATTCTAGGATGCTCAAACAGTTCTATATACAGTCTCTGCCAAGCAAGTAACGGTTCACCGCCTGTTAGGATAAGGTGAACATCCTGCCCATTATCCATAGTCCATTTACCCTCAGGAGTAATACTTAGCAAATGATCTACAACTTCGTCAATGGTCTTATCCATAACAAGATCTTTAAACTCAGGATAGATACTTGCGTATGTATCGCACCCAGTAAACACCAGCGGCAAGTCTTCAAACTTTTCTGTAGTTAAGTGTACACCTGCTTCGATTAGTTTTGCAACTTCTGGATTGTAGCGACCCTTTTCAGTACCGCGAGGTAATCCAAAGTTTTGACAACGGAAGTTACAACCGAAAGTACGTAGGAATACGCTAGGTACTCCTACATACTTACCTTCACCTTGCACACTATAAAATGCTTCGCTATAACGTAGCTTCATCTTGGTGCAAACTCCTGTTGTAGTTTAATATTGTCAAAGAACTCTTTCTTAACATTGCCATCGGATTTAAACACACCTTCTAGAACAGTAGTTTGTGTAAGACTGCTATGTGCCATAATACCGCGATTTTCGCAACAGCCGTGTGTTGCTTGTATATACACAGCAACATCTTTTGAACCAGTTGCTTTTCTAATTTCTCGTGCAATATCCATAGCAAGCTCTTCTTGTAGTGTTCCACGTCTAGCACACCATTGAGCAATACGGGTGTATTTGCTCAATCCAATCAGTGTGTCAGCAGCAATAATACCAATGTATGCAACACCTTTGACTGGCTGGTGATGATGGCTGCACATGCTTGTCAGTTCGCTACGAACAACCAACATGCCCTTATAAGGCTCATTGGTGTGATTAGGAAATGCAGTAGCATTGGGCATCGGATAGTATCTGCCTTGCATAAGTTCCTTAACATACATCTTTGCAAGACGTCTGCCCGTGTCCATGCTGTTAGGATCATTTTTGCGATCAATTACCAAGCTGTCCAGCACATCTTCGAACTTTTCAGTTAGTTCGCTGATTAGTTCATCAATTTCACCTTCTTTGACAAACTTACTGATGTTATCGCCTGCCCAATATCTTTCGCCTGCTTCTTCAATACGTTGTTTAATTTTTTTACTAGTTTTCACTTCTTTCTCCGAGTTATAAGACGAGGATGTCTATCTTTGTAAGTATATGTTTTATTTAGATTTTTGTCAATCATTCTTTGAAATATTTGTTAAGTATCTCAAGATGATCTTCGTATTCTGCCATGAGAGCCAATTCTTTTTCTATTGCATCCATGATATCCGAATGCTCACCGACTCCAACTGGGTTACGTAGATAAACTTCTACGTTTATACGATGCTTTTCGATATGTGCTTTAGCATGAGCCTTAACACCTTTGATCATTTCATTTCTCAGATCGGTCATTTTGTGTTCTCCTTTTTCAACCAACTATCTCTTTCCCAAGGGTAGACAAGCCATTCATCCTTTTCACGTTTGTCAACTTCGTGCCACCAGTAATCCGGCTCAAATGTACTACCCCAATTTTGTGTCATAGTGGCAAACCGAACATTACTGTGCCATACACTATCCCACATTTCTCTCTCGTTAGGATAGCAACTGCTTTCCCAATCTTTTTTAATCCAGTTAAAAGTATTACCAGTGTCGTTAATATCATCTACTACAAGAATTTTATGACGAAGTTTAGTATCCCATCGACTTTTGAGAATTTCTCTCTTTTCTGCAGGAACATATCCTACTGCCATTTCTGGTAGCCAACAATTAACCTCGGTGTCTTCATCCGGCATTCCGTCTCGCAGTTGTACTTTAAGCGTGTGCATAGGAACACCAATGCGATGACTCAGTAAAAGTGCAAGTGGTAATCCGCCTCTAGTAATTCCAACAATACAATCTGGCATCCACGGATCTTTTAACAGATTGAGCATAATGCAATCTGCCGCAGTTTCAACATCCTTCCATGTGTAGTATGTTTTGTTCATTCTTTTTTCCTTATACGATTGTTATATTCAATAGAACTTTTAATTAACTCTAAATCAATTCCGGATAGCTCGGCAGTTTTTATAATAGCTGCTGTGTCTTTAGGAAAACAGTGACCACCGAACCCACGCTCTTCAGTAACGCTGGTGTGGCTACGTCCAATTCTATTGTCTACAGAAACTAAATGTGAAACTACACTGTAATTAACACCGATAGCATTACATAAGTCATACATTTGATTAAAGAATGTTACCTTTGTTGCTAAAAAGCTATTACGAAAATACTTGGCAAGAATCAATTCTTCAGCTACTGCAACTTCTGTAGTAAATGTAGAATCATTAAACGCTACTCTAAACACGGCATGCCAAAAACCAATCTCGTCACCCGCCATATACACATGTCGAGTATGTTTAAAATCTTCGATTGCACTATCGGATCTTAAAAACTCAGGACTAAATGCTAGCAAGTGTTTAGGGAAACGTTGTTTTATATTTTGCCAGCCTTCGACACTGATTGTACTTTTGATAAGAATAGGTGTTGTTTCGTTAATTTTACTAATAACATCTATTACATTTTCGCAATTACATGAGCCATCATCGTTTGAAGGTGTGCTTACACAAACGATCACACCGTCCGGATTACCTATATCGTTATATCCTTTAAATGGATCATATACGGTCACATTAAAAATATCTTTTAATACAGCTTCGTGTGCAATTCCTACAAAGCCATATCCTGCAATAGTTATATTCATTCAAAATAACTTTCTAAGTTGCCTTTGCGCTTAGTATCGAGTGTTGCACAGTGAAATCCTCCACTCATGCTTCTTGCTTGGCGCATAGGCAATCCTATAGTGTCAATACCGTGCTTGCCCAAAATACGTCTTAGTTGTTCTTGCTTTTCGTCTACAATCACAAGTTCTTCGTTTACGCTTAGGAAATTAAGTCCAATGTAAGGAGAACAAGGTGCAACGCCTGTGTTAGCCGGCGGAACATGTAGCTGATCTCCAGTTACCCAAATTTTATCCCAGTCTTTAAAAATAGGTGGATACCAATTTTCATTTAATCTATCACCGTTAAACAGTACCAAACCTGGACGCAGTGGTAGCACTGTGCTGTCGAAGTGTGCAAAACTGTAGTAACGTTCGGCAACATGCAACCGATATCCACGAGGTTCGAGGATAGTTTTAAGCCACTGAAAGCCTAATTGATTTCCGCTGTTGCTAACTTGACAAAGCAAATCTTTGCCCAACCGAACAATGTTAGGAGCATCAAAGATAATTTCTTTATTAACTAGTGTAGCATCTTCTCTGTTGTCTAGTTGATAGTTATCATCAGTTAGAATAGGCTTAGGAGCACAAATCCATTGGGTGCCTTCTGCCATCCATTCATACATATGTTTATAATAAGCTCGTGTCTCAAAATATCTAGCTCGCATTGGACTAGGACATTCGATAATCATGTTATCAAGCGGCAACAGCAAATCACGAGGACAGAAAGTATACCAGCCAGTCGATTCCCATTCTGGAGTACTAAACTTTACACGGTGGTCAATGCTATCCGGACGACGAACTTTAACACCTAGCCCTGCAAGAACTCGTGCAAGTCCATCCAGGTCTTCGTTTGCTTCATCACGAATCCACTGATCCATTTCAATTGCATTAAACTGTTTAATGTCTTCGTATTTTTCGCCACCATAAATGAAACTATGTGTGCTTTTATTCATTGTCGGGTGCATACTGTAATCAGCAGTACCAACGATAATTTCTTCTAACGGGTCCCAGTCGTTATGACTCTGTACTGGCATAATCTAATCCTTTAATATATTGCTTATGAAAACTTAATCGACTTATATATCCAATCCAAACAACACAGTTTTACTTGGTGTAACATTTAAAGTATTACAGAAGTCTAACTGTTTGTCAATGTATTTAGACGGAATGTAGTCAGGAGAAAATTTTTCAAAGTACTTTAGTCCTAACGATGCTCCGATTTTATTATGGTAGTTAATTTTATGATATACAAACAATGTATCGTCGTCGTCAACCTTTGTATATCTTATACCAATGCGAGCATATGCTACTGGAAATGTTTTACTTAAACTAAACGTAACATCGGTAATGCATGGATATGCAAAGTCAAATTCAATTCCTCTGCATACGCCAAAATATGCACAATCAATCAATACAGGAACATTAAGTCGAGAACATTCTCGCATAAGTTCGTGATACTTTTCATGCTTGTCTCCAGTATCTGCAAACGGCAATGAAATTATTACAGCGTCATTCTCTGCAACTGGAGCGTCACTGAGATATGCCCAGTTATAATCATTACGCCAAGCCAGCCGGTGATACATATAATCACCCTTAAAACATCTAAATCGTTTGCTATGGTGTTTAATATAAAACTTATCAAACGATTCGGTTGTTCCGTTGCTGAATACTTTGTATTCAAATTGCTCTAAACCGACGAATTTGTTAAGTTGTGTTGTTTTAATCCAGCTGTCGTATGCGTGTAAGTATTCATCAATTATAGTTGTACTGTGTACAACTGTTGCATCCAACGGTTCTCTAAGTAATTTTACAGTTTCAGGATCTAAGATAGCACTTGCACTACCAAAATCCATGTGTCGCTTATCATTGGGTATAACGGTCATTTTCGTCCAAGAATGTAATCTGTCCTATAACAATGTCTGATGGTCCGAAGTTAGCAACTCCGTGCCATGTATCGCCCTTCCATGTAAACGTGTCGCCAGCTTGCCAGTGTGTGTAAACTTCGTCGCCAACTTGTAACACCTGCCCGCGATCCCAGTCCTTCATCATAATTGCAGTTCTGCAAACATTTTGAATATTTTCTTCAGCGATGTTATTAAATTTAACAAAGGTAGCGTATGTGTCAAAGTGCCAAATCAAGCTACATCCGGGTGTAAGTTTTAAAAAGTTGTAATTAAAAGTCATATGTTGATAAGGCAACAACATACTTTGTAAACCCTTGGTCAACTTGGGTCTAATGCTCATATAATGCAGTGATCCTTCTTTAGGAACACTCCAACTTTTATACATTGCTTCTAATGCTTTTTTATTTTGTGTAGCAAATGTATCCCAGCTATCAACTGGAATTTCGTCAGTCATATAAGTTGCTTGCCAGGGCAACGTAAGCAAGTCGTTGTCTCTCCAAGATACTTCTTCTACGCTTGACTCATATGCTCTATGCTGTCTCCAGTTTTCATAACTTTGCATATCCATTACGATTCTCCTTGCAAATGTGCCTGTATATAATCTTTGTTTGGGATATTATATTCATTTAAAATTTTTATGAGAGAGTTTTTCTCATATTGCTCCAAATTTATTATATCTAAATTCTTTGGAAATGTCAATACATTTGTGGTCCATCTTGAATAGTTTTTTGTCCATTCTGCTAGTGCTGGCAACCCTTGCCAGTTGTTTTTATGTATTGTAGTATGTATTGTATAGTCAAAGGCGTCTGCAATTTCTTGTAGATTTTTTTCTACAACTGTCCATACACTACCGGATCTTACCCGTTCATTTAATTTACCGTATCCGTCTATGCTAACAGTAAAATGAACATGTTTGCATCGATCAAGTAGGTAGCGATCTTCATCCTGCAACCGGTGCATACCATTTGTAAAATATTCTACTTCTAGATATTCTAGGGTATCGAACGAGGCTAAGAAACGCCTGTGGCGATTTGTCATCAATGGTTCGCCACCTAAAAACACAACCTTTTCGACACTTTCAGGAATGTTGCGTAGTTCAGTTGTACTGGTAATACCTTGTTTGGGCAATTGATGCGGATTCTTTTTTACCCACCAACTACTGCTCCATTCTTCCCAGCAACCATCGCAAGTTAAGTCGCATATGTTGTCAAACCCTACTTCGAAGTATCGTAGCTTGATTTCTTCTGTGTCGTAGTTTGTATTAAACCATTGTCTAAGACTTTGTTTGCCTAAACTTTCTTCATGCCAACACTTGGCACATTCTGGTAACTTTTCGCCCGATTCCATTCTCTTTCTAAGCAAGTTATAACTGTTGCTATTTAGAATGTTATCTACATTGCCGTCAAATTGTTGTATGCTGCTCTTAAAACGACAACAAGGGAAGATGCGATCACCTCCCCTTAGATTTGTATGATTATAAAGTGCTGCACACTTTTGCACTTATTTCAGCAACTCCAAACTTAGACATTTGCTAACATATTCACCAATGTCTCGATCTTTTTCAACAATATAAGTCGTTGACGTGGTTCTATCTGCCTTCTGATCCCAGCGTCTAAACTCTAGAACTTTACCGTTAGCAGCACTGTAAATACGGAAACTGAGAACAGGTTCTTCGTCGGGACGATTTTCATAATCATTGTTTTTAATGCTAATGCCAACATCGCCCCTATGTTTCTTATTTTCGTTATCCCAGTCTTCGCGGACCCATTTAATTACTTTGTTTCTAAGCCATTTCATTTTGATTTCTTTGCATCCTTTTCTGCTTTTGAAAGTTTTTGATTCCAGTTGTTGTTACTAATACCCAACTCATTTGCCATGGGTTTGGTTTTACCTTTGGTAATTTTTCCACCCTTGTTGAGAAATTCATCTATCATCGATTGCTCAGTAGACTTCTTAGGTTGCGGACCCATACCCATTATGTAGATTCCTTTAATACAACTGCTTTATTCATTTGTAACCAGTGCCTTTATTATTTCATAGTTATCTTTGGCTTGTTTAAATGCTGGATATTTTTTAGCCAAGGCATCCAGCTTAATTTCTTCTTCCATCTTACGACATGCCCAATCCAACACATGCGTAACATGCGGTGCAAGTTCAACTCTTACTTCGCTACCAGGTAACGGTAACCAACATTTAAATTTAGCATCGTAGTATTCTAATCCGCCCGATCTAGTACGAACTGCACCGTCGTGTAAGTTATTGTCATCTGGTGTGTAGTGTGGAGTATGATTATTGTTAACGCAATAGATGGTTTGATCACTACTACAAATATTTTCTACAAATCGGTTTGCCACTACTTTGATTCCCTGATTGCTTCAAAGGTTTTGTACTTTTCGAGGGTACGTTCATATTCGTCTTTTAGTTCTTTTAGTTTAGGATACTTGGCTTCCATATCCACGTCACGTCTTAATAGTAACAGAACATCACGCATGTCGTCAAGTTCTTTCATAACGTCTCTGCCACTTACAATAAGTGGAACATCTACTCGCATACTACCATTAATACTGCCATCAATGGTAATAGCACTCTGTCCTAAACTTGTTGTTGTAATAGTAGGCGAACTAACCCAACCGCTAGTTGCAAGAGTTGATCCTGGCAAATGTCCAATACTGTAGTTGCTATTATAGGTACTCATACTTTTAATCCGATCACTGCTTCGTTCATATTTCTTTTTTGCTTCGTTTTGTATATCACGAATTTGTTGGTAGACATCTTTGCTAGGAGTATAGTCGTCATGGGTTGTTTTTTTCTCTTTGCTTTCCTTCCCAGTCTTGTTCCACCATTTTGTAAATTGTTTTAAAGTTTTCATATGCTTTTTCTAATCCCGGATAATCTTTACACATTTCTTCTACCTTATGAAAAGCAGGAAACTCGTGTTCCCACTCAACTGGCGTAGGAAATTCTAAAGTGTCTATGTTTATATCATTGGCAGATATTGTAACCCACTGCGAATTATCGTAGGTTAATACACTGTTGCTCGATGTATCAAACCAAATGTCTCCAATTGACGCACTGCTAGGTGTAGAAGTGTTTATAATAAATGTATTGTCGTCATTGTCCATTTTTACCTACTTCCAGTTTATACTGATCTAAACACATATCTTCAATGGTCTTTGTTAATGTAACAAAGTTACTTAAATTATCAACAACGCTGATTACAGCATCGCCTTCTCTACGTGGTGCTATAACTTTATTTAACCGCTTGCCTGTTACACGTTCCATAACATTAATTACTTCTAACACACTCCACCCGTGATTGCTGCCTAAACATTCGTATGGAGTATTTTGTGGTCCTGTTTCTACTGCTTTTACAATGGCACTAGCCAAATCAACCACATGAATATAATCGCGAATACAAGTACCGTCCCTAGTATCATAGTCTGTGCCAAAAACTTTAATTTCGGGCGTTTTTCCAGCAGCCACCATAGCAGCAACACGAATAAGATGAGTGGCAGCACCCAGTTGACGATTAACGCCGTCAGTACCAGAAACATTAAAAAATCTAAATATTGTGTAGCCATTGGCTTTTTCCTTTATTACATCTTCTGCCGCCACTTTACTTCTAGCATACGGACTTGCCATTTCCCAAGCACTACTGGTACTTGCAAACAGCATATGTCCAGTATCAACTCTATCCAGCATGTTTGCAGTACCCATTACATTTACTCGATAGTATTCAGTGGGTTCTTTTAAACTATCAGGTACTACGCTTCTGCCAGCAAGATGTACGACAGCGTCATAGCTGCCGTACACCCACTTTGTAATATCGTATGAAGTATAGTTGTCACAGTAAGCAAGAATATTGTTGTATTCACCGTGGATGTTGATATCCCAAGCATTTACGTAATGCCCATGTTCTTTTAACAGTCGGCAAACATGACTACCGATGTATCCAGTTGCACCTGTGACTAATACTTTCAATACTTGTTCTCCGCTACATGGTCTCTATAACGATTGCTGTCTCTACGCCACTGTTCGCCGTTGCCTTGCATGATGTCAATATAACGATCAATAGTAGCATCAGTCCAGTCGCTGATTTTACCTTGGCCGGGATGCTGTTTAGATAGCAGTTGCCATAGTTTTAACACTGCATCATCCTTGCTCCACGGAACATACATTCTTGTATGATCGTTGGCAAAGATTTCCGGAAAACTACGATAAGCAGGGAACAACACATTACATCCTAGTGCATCTGCTTCGCTAACAGTATTGCTGGTCCAGTCTTGCAGCGCACAATTAAACAATACTCGACTATCGTTTAGAATATTATAATAGTCATTCTTCTTAAGATTTTCGTAGATCTTGAGCTTGCCAGCAGCTTCTAATGCTCTTGCACGTTTGATGTATTTAGAATTGTTCGAACGCAGCGGACCACCTTGAAGAATAGCAAATTCAGTTTGTGTCCGTTCAAAAGTAATAGGATTAACAGCGTCTGAGCATTGTTCAGCGATGTCCATAAAAAAGTCTGGTTGCTTTTCTTGATCCCAACGTGCAGCAAACACCACACGATTTGCACGTTGTTCAAACGGCTTGATATCGCCAACTCTGCCTTGCACTTCTGCTTTGCCAAATGCAAGTCCGCTAACGTTATAAAGTGGCGCCCGCCAGTTAGCAATTTTCATATGAGCAACCATTTCTTCGTTACTAGCAAGAACACCAGTAACAAATTCGTTGGTCATTTCTTCATACAAACTCATCCACTTGCTCATGCCCCAAACGTGTACAAAGTCGTCAGGGTCGACTGCTTGTGCTAGACAACGTACCCAAACCTTTGGTCGTTGTTCAGCAGGAATCTGATCCATAATGTACGGAAGCGATTCAATACCGGGTTGAAACATATCTTCAAAGAAGACTACGTCTTCACCAGTTACTTCGCCATTACGCATCATTTGTACTAGATTCATCATCTGGCTCATACTAAAATATGAACGTCCGTGTGCATCTAGAACTTGTCCTACTTGGATAGACTTAGTGTTATCAATGGTAACACCGGGCACCGAGATATACTCGATGCCACGGCGCTCAAACACTGTACGGCTCCAGTCTTCTAACTGAAGTGTGTATCTACCCTCATAGGGTTCTAACCCCATGTAGAATAGTTTACGCATTTGTTTTTCTATTACCCTTATTAAAACGAGTCTTAGCTTGCTTCCAGTTTTGCCATTTTTTGTAATTTAGCCAAACCCATGACTTTTCGTTATACAAGTTCTTCTCATCGAACGGAAGCGGATTTCCGTCACGATCAGTTTCGTTTGTGCAATAATCCCTAAACGCATCGAGATCATTAAACACTTTATTTACTACCGGATTGGTAATAGCCATTTTTTAGTAGTCCTTTTTTTGAGTTGCAGGGTAAATGATAGAGCAGCCGTTTTCATTGTCTTCACTGACATCAATAACAACAAACCGGCCTGGATATTTGTTGTTAATCTCGACATATAGGTCATCTGCGATCATTTCGCAGGATTTATAATCTAGTTGCAAAATATCTCCGTTGTAGAGTTGCTGCAACCATCTAGAAAATTGGATAAATTCGATTTCTCTGTCATCGTGGTACACTTCGATTTGAACTTTGAAGTGAAACATGTGACGATGTGGATATCCTAGAAAGCTAACATCATACTCGTCACCGGTAGCAAGTTTAGGATCTTCTAGTGCTGCTGGATATTTGTGAATGCCTTCCTTTTGAAAGGTTACCCAGATACTGCGTTTAGCGTTAGACAACAATTTCTCCTCTTTGTAACGTCTTAACATGTAGTCACTATAATGTTCGTTTGTCATTAAGTCAACCAATAATTTCATCTGTAGTGTATTTAGACCAGTCTGTAAAAACTTCTTTGGTTTTTAAATCGTGAACTCTATGTACCCATACACCGGGATTGCTTGCATCAAAATCTTTATCATCAATTTTTAAACATGCATTATATCCAAGCTGTTCAATATAAGGAAGTTTAGCCGAGATCATAGGAATAAAACGATTGTGTTCAGTAAGTCCAGTTTCTAGCAAGCCTTCAACTTGACTGATGTCAACATCCAACGTAACCCAATAGCTTTTTTGCAAAAGCGGAAATGCCATCTCTTCCCAAGGTGCCCACTGGCTATCAGTGTTGTCTGTTACATTAAAACTCATGTTAGCACCGAGGTAAATGTGTGTACATCCTTTGTTGGTTGCAAGATCCATAATATAAGTAGGATCTTTAACACCTACAACAAACAGTGTTCGTTTGCCGTAAGCTGGGGTATGTTCTACTTCAGTGCCAACAAAAAAGTTTACTTGATCGTCTGTTCCGGTATCGTATTCTCGTTTCATGATGTTTTTACCTTGTATATTTCATTCCAAACTTCCCACCGTTTTTTTACATAATCGTTTATCTGTTCGTGTGGATAGTTGTTGTCTTTCATACTTTTTATTATACGATCTAAATCTTGTAATGCAAGATCTAATGCCTCTAATTTTAAAACTTTTTCACGAATGTCCATTTATACTAGAACTTTCCAGTTGATGTTCTACACGATGTATTTCATCCTTGAGCCAGAGTTTTTCAGTTTTAAGCCTTCTAACATCTTCTGTTATGTGAGTTTTTGTTAAATTTATAATCTGATCATCTAGTTCTCTGTGTTTTTTCTTTAAAGCATCAAGATGCGCACGAAGACTATCATTGTTTGTCATGTTGAAATCTCCCAAAAGTTAGTGTCAAGATGGGGTTTATACTTTTCTCGTTTTTTATTCCATCTATCCGATTCTTCTTGATCTAGTAATTCGACAGTGATTTCTGTATGTTCATCAAAATGATTGGTGTACTGTGTTGATGCATTTACTGTTTTCTTGCCTACGTTTAGTCTTGTGCCAATAACTTGCATCCAAAAACGACTTTTATCTTCTATAAGTTTTAAACTTTTTTCTCTATCGTTTAGACTAAAAATTTCATCAACTACTTCTTTAAACTTAGTACCCCACTTGTCGTCGATCAACATGTAAGGAAATAATCCTTCGTCATATTTTTCATTTGCACGTTGAGTGCTTTCAATATGCATCCAAACATTGTGACCCATTTGTAGTGCATAGGAAAAGCTATCCCAGCTGGTGTTGCCTTCTTTTCCTATTTTATTTAGATCGCCGGGGTTGTATATACAAACATCTTTAATTTGTAGATGCTTGCTTATAGGCGAATCTTCAAATGCTTCTAGTATACCATCTTGTTCGACTGCATCTTTAAAAAGTCGTGTATCTGTAGCGTATTTCTTATCGTCTGCACTTGGACTCATCATATAACTCCACTTGCCGCGATCTTCAACACGTATGCTATGATAAACTTGACCATTGGCTGTTGCTAGAAATGGAGATGCACAATCGTATGTAATCATAAAATTAGGATTGTGATATTTTCTAACAGCACGTTGAATATCTGTAAGTAATACAGCCCATTCTAGTTTGCTGGTTCCTAAGAAGTGCATAACACACATATTCTGACCGCCCATAGCCCAGCCATTAAAATGTGTATCTGGATACTTCTTAGGGTCACAATAATCTTTAAATTCGTTATACCAGTGGTCAGCATCCGCATGGTTACTGCCTTGTAATACGTTTAACACTTTAAAGTTACCACGACGATTGGCCATGTAATACCTTGCGTTGATGTGAGTTGCATCAACTGCATCTTGATAACTGCGAATGTTTGCTGCTTTTGCTGCTTTAGGGTCTTGGAATGTCCACGTTGGAATATCAAGCATCATGCCGTAGTCCATGTATTCTTCCATCCAGTTTACAACTAGCTCACGCTTCTTTTGAGCCTTGGGGCAGTTTGGATCTGTCCAGTCGCCTTCCCACAATCCTTTTGCAATCTGGAAACCACCTGAGTCTCCTAACAACCACGAATTATCTCTGTCACGCTTGCGTAGCATATCTTCTTTTTCACTAAACTTAGTAGTGTCAAGTTCGGCATGACCCGCAGAATAGAGCGCCCACTTATAGTGGAACGCTCCTTTACTTGGGTTTAAGAAATTAAGTGCTTCTACTTCACCAATGCCTGCTGGAACACGAGCCGGATCGACATATTCGCCATAACGTTGTTTACCTACAAACGTAGCATAGAACCCGCTGATGCTTGGTAAGAATACAGCGTAATCATTTTGTGTTTCAGTCAGATTTGTTTTCATTTAAACTTAAGATCTTTCAATAAATCGGTTAGTTCTGTAGTGCTAACCGCAGTTCCGTTCCAAGTGGTAGTACCGCTGGTAGTGCTAGTGTTAGGCGAATACACCCAAGTTGGATTTGTAGCAATATAATCTTTGTAGTAGTCTCTGTAATTGTCTTTATATGTACGAGTTTGGTTTAGATTGTGTACTAAACTCTCAAGATCTGATACTTTCTTTAACAGTGTTTCCAACGGACCCATTAATCGCTCGTCTTCGTTTAGTTCTTGTGCGTGAACAATCGCAGCTACCATCATAAAGTTACGCAGTGCTTTTTTAACTGCCGGATTGTCTGACGCAAGTGCTGCGTCAAACATCTGTGCAAATTCTTTTATATCAAACTGTTCCATTTTTTACTCCCCATTTAACTTTTAACCACAATCTTTCAAACACATAATGAACTATAGTTAATATAATATGTATCGTAATAGCATCGATAATACCAGTCCAAATTGCTGTAATTAACAATGCTATTATTCTATATAAAACTATTCTTACTACAGTTCTTGAATGTGTTTCGTTCATTTTTGTTGTGCTGGAAGGATGTAGTCATACTTGGCCATGCCACTGTCTACTGAAATTTTCATAGCACCCTGGTCTGTAATGCTCATTGTTTTGTCGCCATCTAAACTTAAAATAGCAATAGTTTGCGATACTGGCCACGCCCATGTGTGTGTTAGTTTACCAGAAATTGTATGCTCAAACGTAAACGAACCGGCGTGTGTATTTAAATCACCGAAGTAAAAGTTAAGATTTCCATCTTCAGTCTTGACTTGGAATACCGTTTCTTCGCTGTGTGCGCCTGCCATCAGTTTCATACGTGCAATAGCTGCCATGCTAGGATTAACATTAACATCCCACGATGAACCTTTGAATTTCACACTTTTAAGTTTTTCTTCAATGATTGCTTTATTCATAAAGCGATAGTCATTCTGGAAGTCACTGGCTTTGTTTTCAAAGTGAATGTGAGTCGGAATTGTTTCGCCATTGCGTTCTGCTTGAACAACTTCGATAGTAGCATTTTCGCGATATTCTGGATTTTTTAAATGGTATGCAAGTTTGTTCAAATCAGGCATACCAAACACGCCGATAAATTCGCCAACTGGCGTGTGTGTAGTTGCTGTCATAATGACGCTTCTATCATCAGCCATTGATTCGATTGTAGTCGCATCTTCTGCTGTTACTTTAAGTGTGGTAATAAAGCCTAACGAGTGTGTATGGCTTACGATGTCTTGTAAAATGTCTTTCATGTATATCTCCGATTATTACTTTAATTTTAACTGCTAGTGCCTTGATTGTCAACAGATTTTTTTGTATCACTACACCAAAAATTTATTGTAGCTATGTGATCGTCGGTGTATGCTACGTAATACTCTACTCCTAAACGGCTGACAACGTCAAGGAGTTCTTTAAGTGTTACTGTATTACTCATGCTGATATTTTTGCCTCCTGAAAGTAGCCTAGCCTCTCCCAAGTGTCACGCCATCCTTTTACTTGATAAGTGTGTTTGACTAGTTTAGCAAGTGGCTCGTCATTACCGCCTGGCATGGTTTTATCACCAAAGAAGTAGAGTTTATCTTCTTTTAAGTTAAAGTCGTTGATTATTTGTGATTTGTCCCAACCAACAGGATAAATGTCAATGCCTGTATCGCCGCCAATTTTAGCCATAATGGTATCGCCGTACATCATGTTAAATTGCAGTGCAATACTTTCACGCTCGCGATATTGTAAATCATGCTCAACATACATTTTACGCTCGCCTAGTGTAGCGTTGCGTCCTACAATGCTAAAGTTTATAGTACCCGGACGTTCTTCCAAATGATTGCCTGTACGTAACGGAAAACTGCTGAATTGTAACCAACTTTGTAGTAGTGTTTTACATTCTTCTGGCAATTTCCAGTCTTTGCGGTGAATGTTTTTGCCGTGTTTCCAAACATCGTTACCGCTACAGTTATATACTGCATCAACACTTTCAACAATTTCTCTCCCAAGCTGTTCTACTGTTTTATTGTAGTCGCTGCCAGTAACAAGATATACATCGTTGTCTTGGCAAAAGTGTAGAAAAAACTCAGCAAACGTTGGATTTATGCGCTGTCTACTTGGAGTTAACGTTCCGTCTACATCAAAAATAAATTTATTCATCTACACCTCTATGCTTATGGTTTTTATCTTCAACAAAGCGCCAGCAGCCCTCTGTTTTCAATGTATTTAGATCATTTTGTAAAAGAGTGTTCTCCATTTGGAGGTGTTCTATACTATGTTGCAACTCCCATATCTGTTCTTGCAACCATTGAATTTGCTCAGACGAGTCGGTCATTTTGCTATCTCTGCCGCTACAACTCGTCTACGCAATCCACTTGTACTGAATCTATGATCACGTTTGTTAAAGTGCAATTCAATGCCACGTTTCCTACAAACGTCTTTGCCTGTAAATTCTTTTTCACGATATTCTTCGCCTAAAAATCTTACATCTACTTGAAACAGTTCGAGTATATCGATCACATCTTCTTCGGTTTGATACGGAACAATTTCATCTACAAATTTTAGAGCATTGAGTTGTGCATATCGTTCTACTAATGTTTGCACTGGTTTATTTTTTTCTGTAGGACGATCTATTGTAGGATCTGTTTGTAACCCTACAATTAGATAATCACAGTTTGCTCGTGCTTCACGTAACATACCTATGTGTCCGGCATGTAACAGATCAAACGCACTAAAAGTTATACCTACCTTCATATTAACTCCAATCAAATAAACTATTAAAAGTTGTATTTTGTTTTGTGCTTTCTAAATCATAATCTAGCGCACCAATCAAGTTATCCAGCTTGTTGTCAATGATAACTTCTTCCATTGCGTCTGAATCAAACGGAAGTTCTTTAAACCAGTCCGGCAATCGCAGTTCGTCTGTAGGGTATGCAACACTGGTGTAATTCAAAGGATTTTGCTTTAATTTACAAACAATAACTTTCATACCGTCTACAATCTCTAGCGAATACTTGTCGCCGTTCATGCGCTTTAGTGTATTCCAGTTGATGCTTGCTCTAACGTGCCCGGGCATGTTTGCTTTACCCTTTTTTTCTTCTTCACGTTGATAAAACGCAATTTTGTTTGCACGTTTAGGAGAGCCTTTTTCGTATCCTGGACGTTCTTTGAATTCTCTTCTAAACTGTGTAATACTATCCAATAGCTGTTTTTCATCAGCAAGATCCAGCACCATGTCCAACAGCGTTTTCAAAAAGTCTTGCATAAACACCGGAGTATCAGATCTTTTAAGATCGAGACCCATTGCTTTAACTTTGCCTTTTTTACCACCAGTGTCTTTGCGTTCGCCTTCAAGATCGTATACTCTAACTGCATAACGCTTTTTAGTAATAAACAATCCGGTATCTGCAACCACTTCTCTACCTGCTGCAATGACTTCTGCTCTGCTCTTTGGACAATGAAACGCCCTGCCCATGAAATCACTAAAACTTAGATTTGCTTCGTCACATATCTGATCATACAGTGCAGTAACACTTTCCTTTGTCCACGGAATACGATCTGATTGAATTTCATCTTTTAGTACAGGATATGCACTGAAATAAACAGAGTCTGTATCACCGTAGATAATACTTTTACCTACGTGATCATACGATCCGGTGATGATTTCGTTTACCTTGGCTGCCATGTGCTTGGCAATTTGTCTACCAGTTAGTGTAGTACTTTGTCCAATGCGCTTATCGAAAAATCTGCAACCCGGGTTAAGAATAGCACCATACAAGCTGTTGAGGTTAATCTTCTTAACCAACTGACGCTTATCCCAAAACGCAATTTCTGTTTCGTTTCCAGCTTCGATTGATTTCTTTTTCTTTGCTTGTAGTTCTTTACGTTCGCTGTACCAACGCTTTAGCAAGCCAGGAACAATCCCTTCTTTTTCATATGTAAACACAGTACCGTTTGCACTAATCATCCACGGTTGGTTACTATCGAATATTAGCTTGTATACTTCTGCTGCACTTAGCACATGACTTTCGCCACTTTCCAAGTCCAGTGTTAGCATGATATCTCTGCGTTGTTCCATAATAGCTTCGTATTCTTCAGCACCAAATCTACCTTCCCAGCTACTTGCAAACGACATTTTCTTTAGAGTAACGTCTTCGTGAATACGAGCATCGGAAATATCCAGACGAATCTGTCCAATAATTGTTTCCGGCGCCATGTTCATTGCACGAATCACACTTGGATACAAGCTGTTCAAGTCCATTGACCCGACCCATTTGTGTACACCTTTTTTAGGGAACGCAACATAAGCACCCGCAGCTTGCGTATCGCCGCCGTGGTCACGCCTGTTGGGCACCTGCATCCCTCTACGGTGAGATTCGTTAATGATTGCTTGTTCTGTAACAGCAACAGCACCCATTGTTGTTTGTAGCAACACAGTGTTGTCGTGTGCAATCTCGTTAGCAAGATCCAAGAATCTCAGTTTCTTATCGATCTTATCAAGTAGTGCAACGTCCTGCCGGTTGTATTCAATAAATTTACGAAAGTCATTATTATAAAGTTGATCAAGTGTTCCTTCGTAAACAGTTTTGTTTTCACCAACTTCCATTTCGCCGATTGCATCTAGTCTGTAGCTGTGTCGTTCTTCGTATGTGTATTTGCGATACAGTTCGAGATAGTCCATATGCACACGTCCGACAGTGTCAAACGTTTCTGCTGTTTTACCAAACTTTTCGTATTCACGCTTACGAGGTAACTGCCCCCACAAACAAAAGCGTCTAGTATCATCCTTGCTTAGTATACGATTTACACGATTTACTGTATACGGAATATCGTATCCTTCGCTGTTCCATCCACTTATAATGTCAGCGTCTTCGATCAGGTCAAGGAAGGTTTGCAGCATGTCACCTTCGTTTTTAAATAAAATACAAAGGTTACCCCACTCTTTGACTTCTTCTTGTGCTTGTTCCATTGTAAGTGTTTTAGGAGGTAGCGCAAGTGTTACCAGTGTGTCCATCCATTGCAAATGTACAGTAATAGCAGTAATTGGCATAAACGGATCGTTTGTTGGGGCAAATCCCCGTTCCGGATCAAAGTCGGTCTCGATGTCGAAAAATGCAACGTTTAGTTTAGGTGCATCTTGATTTTCATAATTTTCACTTAAACATTGAAAAATTGGATTAATATCAGATTCGAAAAGTTTCTTACCTTTGTTAATTGCAAGTTCTTTGCGATAATCTTTTGTATTTTTACAAACAATACGTGTAAGAGGATCTCCGAAAATACTTTTATACTTTCCTCTAGGATCGTCGTAATAAAATGTATATTTTGCTTGATATTCGTGGTAATGTCTTTTACCATCCTTGCGTTCGACTACACGAATTATATCTGCGTCTCTGTCGAACATTGCGTCTACATATGGCATTTCTTCTCCTTGTTGCTTATTGGCCAACTAACCTTCAACCTACTCGTAAAGTGAGCGACTCTACATTTAATTATTATTTTTAAGTATATATAAACTGACTCTAGAACTATCTAATTTAACTGTTTCGTTAGGATATTTCCGATCGTAGTACTTTTTTCCAATTGGCATGACTATAATCATCTTAGGTGAAGATTTTTTAATAGTACCAATCTTTAAATTATTATGATGGGAATATGCAATAATATCCCCATCATTTAATATATTACCTAAAATGTCAACGTGTTCAGTCGTCTTTGTCATAGCCAACAGTGGACACCAGTGTTTCAAGATCTTCGAATTCGTCTTGAACTTGTCCCCAGTTACGCTTTTGTGCAACACGAATCGCTTTGTTAATCAAGCTAGGTTTTACGTTTAGTTCTTCTGCAACAGCCTTAATAGTATCTTTAAGTCCTGCTTGCAAATCGCTTACTTCTTGCATAACGCTTACGCCTTCACGTACAAGACGTTCTAGCTTGGCTTTTTCTTCAGCGCCGTATACTCTATCACTCATATATTACTCCTTTTTTAATAATATATGTTAAAAGCTCTTTGTTGTCAATGGTTTATTTTATGTAAGCACCAATTCGTCCGTGTACGTCTGGATAAACTTTGTATGTGTATCCTTCGGGTGGATTTATTTCTTCGCCGGCCCATACAGGTATAAAATGTTTTATATTGCCTTCGAAGTCTTCGTTGTGTCTAAAGTGTACTTCTATAAGTCTTCCGCCTATAAATTCACAATTTATCCACTCGTATTTTTCACCGTAGTGTCGTATGCACTCCGGTAATCTTATTCTGTCGGATACTTTGATCCAATCGTTCCACTTGGTAAACGTGTTGTCGGGCTTGTTACCTTCGACTGCTAGTGCTTGTTTGCCCCAATGATAGTCTATACTAAGATGTCTACCTTCGAACCACTCGCACCAGAAGTGTCCAACAGGCAAGTGTGTTGTATCGCATTCAAGCCATAACTTTTGTGAGCCTAACCCAAGTCCTATCATGTTAACACAAGGACGGACAATATAATAGCCCGGATGCGGAACATCTAATCCGACCGGGCCACAATTATAATACATTTTACGACTAAGTATGAGTTTATCTAACACCCAAATATCGTCTGGGTCAATTGTTTTCCAGACAACGTCTTCGGCAGTTATCATTTTTTCTTTTTACGTCCTTGACAGTGTGCCCGTTGAGAAAAACCTTTCGGATTGCTACAGTTAATAGAGCTTTTGTATTTTTTACTCCATTTTTCTACAACAATTTCTTTTATTTTCATTTTTTTGCAACGTGTTCAGGCTTGCCTTTATGCTTGGTTGCTGCATAATCTTTTGCTGCTTTTTTTGGCATTTCTTTAGCAACTTTAGCAACTTCTTTACTTGGTGCAGGTTCGCCTTTTTGTGTAGCATGTACCATACCCATGAAGCGTTGTTGAGCCTTGCTCTTTGCTTTTTCGTCTAGACTTTCTTCTGTTTTTGCACTTTGACGATCTTTTCTTGCCATGAGTTTTGCTAGTGCCGCAGCGGCTTTAGAAGCCATACTAGCATCTTTTTTATCACCAGTGGGTCTTGTCCAGCCTTTTGCTTTGTTGTGCTTTGTAGCTGCTAATGCTCTGCCTTTTTTACGATTGGCAATCTTACGCTTGTTTTCGTCACTGGCATCACCTGAACCTCTACGTTCGGCTTCGTCGTCGTATGCTTTCCATGATACTTATAAATTGTATCCGGGCTTAGTTCGCCTAGTTCAGTTTTTTTTTGATTCATACGTTCTGCTAGTGTTTCTTTATATTGGCTAGCTTGATCTTCTGTCATGTTACCCTTGACAGATTTACTTTCGTTTGCATTTCCATTTTCATATTCTAAATAATGATAAACAGAGCCGATGTAGTCTGCTGCTTTGGTAATCTTTGCTTGTACCCAGCCTTCTAGACCTTCTGCTTCTGATATGTTTTTAAGCATGTCGTGCAATTTAATTGCATATTTTGCAGTTTTGTAAAGATCTGCACGAGCCATTTGCACTTCGTGGTCTTGTTCTGCTGCGTGTCGTTTTACTGGCTTGCCACCCATTAGATTGTTTGATAAATCTAATGCATTTTTAGCAGTACCATCTTTGTTTTTCTTTTGCGGCGCAACTGGTACACCACTCTTGTCACGTTTAATCTTGGCATTTGCTGCTGTTGGGTTAGCTACGCTTGCTATGCTTCCTGCACTTGTAGCACCAGCTGTAGCAGTTTCTTCCATGCTTGCTTTTTTCTTATGTTTTTCTTTGCGTGGCGGTGTATTCTTTTTATTTTGATCTTTGTGTACGCCGGCACCCGATCGTTGTGCAAATGTTGCTACTGGGTTGCGTTCTGCAGGAACTGGTTTTTTAACAACTTCGTTGATTTTCATTTTGTCTTCCTTAATCCGGTAATCGCAGCATCTTTTCCATATTGCGCCTGTAAAATTTTCTTTGCTTCTTGTGTATTTCTAGCTGACACTTGCACAGGTATCCATTGAGAATAATACTGTTGGCGAACTCTTACATTCGCTGTAAACAATGAAAACAAGTCTGTTTGTTTTAATTCTCTTAGTAGCATGTTAGTATTTATCAAAATCAAAAGGTTTGATTTTTTCTACAGGTTCTTCTAAACTATGTCCGCCCGAAATAACTGCCCATTCGTTGGCTGTATATTTGGGTTCTGCACTTTCAGTCATTCCTAAGTTAAATAAAACGTTTGTGCTTTTGCCTTTTACTTTAGAAGATAACGTAGGAGGAACACCATTTTTATCTACAGTGTTGCCAAACTTAGCTGCTTGACGTTTGATTTCGTTGGGCCCTACATCAACAGTTTGGTTTTGTCGAGTAATTTTTCCTACGCCTGCTGCTTCTCGTATTGTTTTAATAGTACCTTCGTGTGTAACATAATATGGAAAAAACTGAACATCAGGATATTCTTTTTGTAGATTGATAAACATTTTGATGTTGCTCATAGCGTCATCATAAAGACGCACTCTAGCATACTTACCTGTATCTAAATATTTTCTAATCCACACAGCTTTGTTTTGTGAAGGTGATCCTCCGAGATTACCAGCACGATGCACATGAACTCGATTCATGTCAATGCCATATTTTCTAAATGTATCCAAAAATAATTCTTTGTTATCGAAGTCTGATCTAGCAGTAAGCATTATAACTTTACTATTGCCTGCATTGTTTATTATTGCTTTAAGTTTAGCAATCATTGGTTCAATTGGAATACTTTCTTTGTTGAACTTTTCTGCGTTTTCAAATTCTCCAAAATCAAAACTTTCGCCTGGTTGCAGTTTATAAGTATTGAATTCTTGATTGGTTAGACTTTTAATAATCTTACCGTCTTTTACAACTTTGATTTGCGCAGTGGTTCTGAACAGTGTGTCATCTATATCAAATATAGTTAAGCCTAGTCCTTCTGCTTCTAATAAATCTATTATTTTCATTTTTTTTGTTTCTTTACTAAATCGTCTTTGTATTCTTCTATAAAATATTCCATGGGTTCGGCACTGATGAACTCAAAATATTCTTTGTCTTTGTTATAGCCGCTTATTTTTTTTGGTGTAAGTTTTTTAAAGTCGGTTACATAAATTATATGCTCTTTACCTCGATGTGTTACGAAAAGGTAATGATGAGGAAACCAACTACGCCATACTCGTTTAAAAAAGTTTTTCATTTTTTACGTCCTCTAAATCCAGGTTGTTGATTTAGTGCTCCTGTCATGTGTGGTAAACTAAACCAAAGTTTAAACCAATCAGGATCTCCTGGTTTAATTCCACGTTCTTTTTCGATACGGCGTTTTTCGGCAGCGGTTTTAGAAATGTTTTCCGGAACATACTCTGTATATCCTTTGAACTCATTTACTCCTGCGAGTCGTTTGATATATTCGATTTCGTCCATTGTTTCCAAAATTCCTGTCGTTCGTTAGTTGATGCTGCACGGGCTTCGTGTTCTTTATGCTTTTCTACATAAAAAGTATAAAAGTCTATTTCTTTGCCGCTTTTTTGCGACCTGCTTTCATATTCGCTAGCCAATGTGCCATCCTTTGCTTTTCACCAGAACTGTTTTTAGCAGTCTTTCTTAAACTGCTTACACTTGCTTTAGTATTTACACCCATGCGTTTTGATAATCCTTTGCGACCAGGATTCTTACCATCAGCAAAGTTTTCTGCTACATCTTGCTGACTGTTATCTAGAAATGCTACATTGTCCGGTATACCTAACTTTTTAATGCTCCATAGTA